ATATCTGACAGATCAAACGTAAAGAATAAAAAGCTCATTGAAAGATGGGCTTTTTTCTTCTATTAATGTTTTTATTAATTAATGAATTCATTAATTGCGTAATATTGTTAAGGAATTCATTAATAGTATGAGTCAAGAGGTACTTAATATAACGACAGACAAGTTTTCTATATACAAGCACTATCTTGCATTAAAAAGGCCATTCCTTGAGAGTGGCCTTAGTGTTTTATTCGGCAAGCATATAACATTGAATCCTAAGTTATTAGATGTATTCTCTATACTATTATTTTATAACAATAAATTTAAGGATGTAGCAATTGAGAAGAGAGGTAAGATACTCCTTAGCCAACCAATTAGAAGCGAGATAATCACAGCATTGGATATAAATAACGCACAGTTAAACACATATATCTCTATGTTGCGTAAGTATCAGCTACTTAAAGGCAATACTATCAACGATACATTTGCTATATATCCTAATGGAGGACACGAAATAGTATTTAAGCTTAACATCAAGGACAATGAAGAGTGAGAATACAAAGAAAATAATCAAAGAGATAGCAGCAGAAGAAGGTATAAGTGAGTGGGCTGTAACATTGATTGTAAAATCACAGTTTGAGGGTGTATATGATGTTATAAGAAGTGCAACACCCGATAAACCAGAGACATTTAAAGGCGTAAGATTAAACGCCTTTTGTCGTTTTAAGGTGATGCCACAAGCATTTAGATACTTCAAGGGAAGAGAACATTACGAACAGGAAAAGAGAAAACGTTATGACGCAAAAAAATAGCGCTACATCATTCTTTATAATTGAGGGAGATAAGGTACTTGTAAATCCAAAGGCATTACTTATTCCTGAGTTTGCCTTTATACATGAACGTGATAGGTCACAGAATAAAAGAAAGTCAACAAAGGAGTTTGCATATGTGTATTATATGTCAGACTATAAGAGTGAATACAATGCATACGGACTTAATAAACAAGAGCAGATAGGCAAGGATATATTTGGGAACAAACGATTTAAGCCTGAGAAATATTTACTAGACGCTATAGAGAAGTATAAGGCTCTTCAACAGAGTCCGTCAATGCGTTATCTTGAATCAATCCGTAATAGAGTAAACAGGCTTATTGCTTTTCTTGATAGTGCAGATGTTAAGGACAAAGATAAGGATGGTAACAGTCTTAATCCTTGGATGACAATAGATAAAACAACAAAGGTTCTTAATGAACTAGAAGATGTTGTTGAGAAGCTAGAGAAGTGGGAAAAGAAAGTCTTTGATGAAGAAGAAGATATGCAGATTAGAGGTGGTGGTATATTAAATGCGTTTGAGAATCCAGAAGATGCCAAATGGTTATTTAAGCAATAATGAGACTAGCTGAAATTAAAGAGAAAAATATAGGTTTATACAGAAAAGAACCACACTATAATACTTCCGAATTCACTGTAGCAGCACAACATTTTAAGGAGTTTGGGAGCTATACTAACTATCCTGTTAATTTATCTCCTAGTAGTCAGTGGTACAAGTTTTGGGTAGAAGAAGCACGAAGATGTATCTATGGTTATAACATAGGTAGAGATTGGATTCCAGGATACTTTTACTGGTATCTTAACTATTGTCCAATAGATAAGGCAGTAAAAAGTGAGGATGCTACAAAAGAAAGCATTTTCGTGCTACCCGAAACTTCGTTAAATTATAGTCTTAGAGAATCAAAGAAAGATGATCCAGACTTTTCTCTTATACCTCCAACAGATGAAGAATACACTTATTTTCAAGGTGAACGTATCGTAGGTTTTCCTGACTATTGGGATAGTGATTATGAGTTCTTTCATTATCTAGAAGAGGCAGAACAATGCGGTGAACACGCGGAGGTATTGAAAACTCGTGGTAGAGGCTATTCATTTAAGGGTGCTTCTATGCTTGATAGGAACTTCTATCTGATACCACGTTCAAAGTCATATGCTTTTGCATCAGAAAAAGAATATCTTATATCTGATGGTCTGCTTACTAAGGCTTGGGATATGATGGGGCATATAGAGATGCATACTCCATGGGGTAAACGTAAGAGTAGGATAGATACTACGATGCATAAGAGAGCATCTTATCTTAAGATGAATAAGGGAATTCAGACTGAACTAGGCTTTGGCAGTGAGATTATAGGAGTAACATTTAAAGGTAATCCAGATAAAGGGAGAGGTAAAAGAGGAAAACTTATTATATGGGAGGAGTTCGGTAAGTTTCCAAATGCACTTGTAGCATGGAACATATCACTAAGATCTATGTCACAAGGACGTATAACATATGGCCTTATGTTGGCGTTTGGTACTGGCGGTTCAGCTACTGAAGATATGATGGCACTTGATCAGTTATTCACAAGAGGACAGGGTTATCGTGTACATGTTATACCAAATAAGTATGAACCTGAAATGGGTTATGATAAGACAGCTTTATTTATAGGTGAACAGCGTAATCATGAAATAGCAACAGATAAGAATGGTAATTCAAATGAACAGATAGCATTAAACTTTATAGAAGAAGACAGGAAAAAGCATCTCGAACAGACAAAGAGTAGAGAGATGCACTTAAGATATATTGCAGAAGCTCCTATTAAGCCATCTGAGGCACTTATGCAGATAGGTAGTAATATCTTTCCTGTTGACTTATTAAAGCAACACAGGGCTTATTTGCTATCTCATAGAGAGACATATCTTGATTCAGCATGGATAGGTACTCTATCACCTGATCAAGAAACAGGTAAAATATTGTGGAAACCAGATAATACACTTAGTCCAATAGATCATTATCCACACAATGACATTATAAATATAAATGGATGTGTAGTTATATATGAGCCTCCTATAACAAACAGAGAAGGATTAACGCCTCCAGGATTATATATATCCGGTAATGACAACTATGACCATGACCAGTCTACTACTGATTCGTTGGGATCTACTTTTATAATGAATAGACTTACAGAACGTATAGTAGCAGAATATACAGGAAGACCAGCAGTGTCATCAATGTTCTATAATACTAATATGTATCTTATGATGTATTATAATGCCATGCAGAATTTTGAAAACAACCTGCAAGGATTACGTAACTATCATAGAAAGATGCATTCAGAGCATTTGTTATGTGATACTCCTGATATTATAAAAGACAAAATAGATGATAAGAGAGTACTTTCAAGAGGCAAAGGAACACCAGGAACACTTCCTATAAAGAAATATGGCAGAGAATTAATACTTGAGTGGTTAATGAGAGAGGCTGAACCAGGTACTGGTATTCTTAATCTCCATAAGATACGTTCAATAGCCTTACTTGATGAGTTAACATATTATAATGATAAAGGAAACTTTGACCGTATAGATGCATTAATTTATTTATTAATTCTACATGAAGATATGTGGAAGCATAAACCTGATCTTGATTATGCTCCTAAGAAAGAGTTACATCCATTTTTTGCAAACAACCCACTTATAAAGCAAAACAACCCACAAAATAAAACGAATATAATTTTACCGGACTATAAAGATTCACCATTTATAAAACGTTTCTGAAAACATTAATTAAGTATTAATTTGCACGTTAATTATTATAGGCAGTATGTCGTTCAACCTATTCAACTACCCAAGACAGAAACTTTCCGCTAAGGAAAAGACAGAGGAATGGGCAAAAGAGAATGTCAAATTCGGTATACAGTTGGCCGACTATGACCCAGGAAAAGTACGTAAGAGTAAGGCAGAGATGAGGCTTAATTACAAGCTAGTCTCAGGCGACTTTGATGAAAAAGATGTTGACAGGTCACTAAACCCCTTGAATTTAAAGGGTGTAAGGTGGCCTGCTAAAATTCAGAACTATCCTATAGAACTCACAAAGCTTGATATCCTTAAGGGAGAGGAACTATCTAGACCATTTAACTGGTTTCTCAGAGCATCAAATGATCATGTAGTTATTACTAAGCAGGAGAAGCAACAGAAAGAACTAGAAGAATATGTTGCCCTACAGCTCAATAATCCGAACTTTAATGAAGTAAACGCAAAGCGTGATCTTCAGAAAATCAAAAAATACTATAATTATGATTATCAGGATGAGCGTGAAGAAATGGGAACGCGCTTATTACAGCATATATGGAAGACACAGAAAGTACCATATATAACAACTGATGCATTTTATGATATAGTTACTGTCGCAGAAGAGATCTATGCCTGCGACATTTTCCATTCTGAGCCTAAGAACAGAAAAGTTAGACCACAGAACTTATCAATATTTGGTAATGGTGAAAGCAATTACATAGATGATGCTATGATAATTGTTGAAGAAAACTATATGTCAATAGGTTCAGTTATCGATATGTTCTTTGACGAACTTACTGATGACCAGGTTAAATTTCTTGATGAAGGAATAAAGCACTCAAGACTAGGACAGAATATAATGATGTCTGGTCCTATGGATATGTCAGAAGAATATGTACTAGCTTATGGCACACAGCACATACCATTAAGTAGCTCTGATAGATTCTTTTTTGGTGGTGGATTTGATGATCAAGGAAACATAAGACTTGCTAGAGTCGTATGGCAATCTCTTGGGAAGGCTGGATATAGGACTTACTATGAAGATGGAGAAGAATTACACGACTATGTTAGTGAGAATTATATACCAAACAAAGAGCTAGGAGAGAAGGTTCAATGGCAATGGATTAAGGAGTACTGGCAAGGCTATTGTATTGGCAATGTTAATGATGGTATTTACATCAAGATGGAGAGACTGCCACGTATAGGTATGACAGTTAATAATCCGTCAAGGGTAATGTCACCATATGTAGGCACTATATATACTATAGGAGAGAAAGCCTATTCACTTGTAGATAGGATTCGTCCATACAAGTATCTCTATAATATCACAATGACAAGAGCAGAACTAGCTATGGCAAGAAATAAAGGCATACTTGCAGAGCTTGATCTTGCCAGGATACCTGATGGATGGGAACCTGATATATGGATGATGTATGCTGAACTTAATGGATGGTTTATAACAAACTCTTTCAAAGAAGGCAATGAAGGTGCTGCAACAGGAAAACTTTTAAGCAATCTTAATAACAGAGCGCCTTCAACAATGAACCTTGATTCATCAAACGCTATAATATCAAATCTTGAATTTGCCAGATATATTAAGAATGAGATAAATGAAATCACTGGTATAACTCCTCAGAGAGAAGGACAGGTTAGTAATAGGGAGACACTTGGTGGTATAAACAGATCACTACAGCAGTCAACATTTATTACTGAGCCTTATTTCTTTGTGCATGATAATACGAAACTAAGGTTACTTGAACTTAATCTTGAAACAGCAAAGTACTGTTATCGTGATCAGAATTTCTCACTTAATGTAATGGATGATGGCCTCATAGGAAGGGTACTTAATATTGACGGTCCTATGTTATCAGAAACATCATATGGAATGTATTTAAGTGATGGTCATGATGACACAGAATTATTCCAATTTATACGTCAGTATGCTCATGCTGCACTACAGAATGATACTGCAAAATTCAAAGATCTTTTTGAGATAATGAGGTCTAAGAGTATTGCTGCAGTAGGCAGGAAAATGGAAGAAGCAGAAGAGATACGCTTAAGCGAAAAAGAAGCAGAAGCACAGGCTGCACAACAAGCTCAAATGAGTGGAGTAGAAGCACAGATCAAGTGGGATCAGATGAAGTTTGAGCAGCAGATGCGTGTAGAAATGCGCAAGCTTGAGAATGAGATAGTGATTAAACAGATGGAGCTTGATGCCAAGAGGCAAGAAGCATCTGATAAGAATGATCTTGAGTCACGTAAACTTGAGGCAGATATACAAGCTGCAAAAGATAAACTTAAGATTGAAATGGAGAAGTTAAAGGCAGAGAATGAGAAATTCAATAGAGAATTGGCAGAAGAAAGATCTCAGTTCATGCAGGAGTTACAGGTAAAGAAATCAAAGAAGACAACAGCAGCTTAATAAAATGAATATAAATCTTAATTTAAGATAAGTTAAACAGTATGGAGAGTTATTTAAATAA